CATTTTGAGCCTATGGGTGTTGAATATATGATGTCTAATCAGTTCAAGGATGTAGGAGGTCAGCTTGATCTTATTGGCTACGATACAAAAGCTAAAAAGATCAGACTGATTGATCTCAAGACTAAAGGTAATACAACATATGATTTCAAGAAAAGGACAGGTTGGAGAGAACCATACAGAACTGACAAGCAGTTAGGTTGTTATATCGAGATGTTGGATATAAATTGTGGTATACGTCCTGATATTTGTAATACTATTTGGGCATATAAAGGCAAATGCGTAATGAATGAAGATCAACCTGTAGAGAGATGTGAAGAAGCCTGGGTGGAAGCATGGGAAAAGTTTGAAGCTAAACAAGAGGTGTTTTAGTGACAACAGAACAAAAGATTGAAGCAGCTATGAAACGTATCGCTGAACTAAAACTGTTAATTAAATACTGGAGTAAAAGTAATGCGTTATAACCTAAATGTTTCTGGTCAAGGCAGTAGGCTAATTGAAGCAAGTATTATTAATTTTATATGCTCTTTAACTGCCTCAGAAAAAGATTATAAAGATGTTATTGATCAGTTAGAGGATTTGTTGTTAAAAATAAAAATACAAAGAAAAGAACAAATAAATTTAAAAATAAAGCACAAATGGGGTGTTAAGAATGAATCAATTTGAACAAGAGATTAAACGTAGGATAAAACATTATTATGATCAGTTGGCTGCATTGGAAAATGCTTACAACAATCATGAAATGAAGGCAAAGGAATATGTTGTTGAGTATGAAAAGATAAAAGGCAAAATTAAATTATTAAAAGGATAAATATGCATTGACAACTTTCTAAAGCGTCTATACACTCTGAAGAGTATATGTCTCAAACTAATTTAATGACTCTTACGACTTATCCAATGCGTGAAAAGAAACCACAGCAAATCGGTAATTATCTTTTAGATGAAATTACTCCAAAACAATTAAAAGCAGATATGGAGCAAAATAAACATGCTCTTTCTGATCGAATGTTAAAAGATCCAAGTTGGGAATATTTCGTTTGGAACGGTACTTTTTTAACTTCTCCAATGATGGCATTAAGAGGTGCTGAAGAACACGGCTTAAATCAAAATAAACCTATTCCTATTGCTGATATTGTTAATTCAGTAAATAATTATTTAACTTCTTTAGGAAAGAAAACAATTACAGATAACTCAGTTTTATCTAATCTAAAAAAAGCAGCTAAATATTTAAACACTGCATATAACTTAGTTTTAAGACCTGACAGTTTAAATATGACTGTTACCTTGTTAAGTGCTGCTGCCACTGATAAGGAAATAGCAAAATGGTATAACCAGATGGAATCAAGGTTAGAAAAAATTATTACACTTGCAAAACACGCAAAGAACAGTGATTTTGAACAATTACCATCATTACCTGTAGCAAAACAAAAGTTTTTAAAGTTAGCTGATGCGATGAACCCAGAAACAGGTAACAACGATGAGTAATTCAATAATCCCTGAGATTGTTGGTCAAACGGAGATTCTTTTAGATTCTCCTATGACCCCACAAGAACTTCAAAGAAAAGTTGAACTTGAAGCTATTTATAAATCAGCAGATTTAACTGAAGATGACCAAAGATTAGTTAAAGGTAATGCTCTTTTACAAATTTGTAGAGAAGGACTTTATAGAGGTAATCATGGAAAAAGAAAATGGGAAGAATATTTAAAAGAAGATTCTTATAAAATTACTTTTAATGGTGAACCAATCAATAAAACTACTGCTCAAAACTTACGAGCTTTTTATATGTTAAGAGTAGAAATATTTCTAGAGAAACGAACGTTCAATTCTTTACCTACAATTTCACATTCACAAGAATTAATGGGATTTATTCCTTCTCCTTACAAATATCCTGAAAATTATAATAAAGATGATAAAAAATTAATTGAAAAAGCAATTAATATTTGGAAAACTGCTTGCGGAAAAGTTGGTGTAAATGAAAGACCATCTTTTAAAATTGTTAGAGATCTTGCTTATCAACAGAGAGCAAAAGACAATAGAACTAAACCTAAAATCTATAAAGAAAAAGAAATTTTAAATACACCAAAACAAGTTTATGATCCTTCAATAGAATCAGCTAATAAATATGAAACTTTAACTTATCAAGATAATAGTCCACCAATAAAAACATGGGAACAAGAACGCAACACACAGGAAGTAGATCCTTACTCTGAATGTAAGAAATTACATGATGTTTTATATGCAGCAGAGAAAAGTTTACAGGACTTACATGGTGTTCTTTATCATCAGATAAATAAGTACGGCAGTGCTTACTTAGATCACATGAAACAATTTGATGCTGGAATTTATAGTGTTTCTGATATTGATGAAAAAATAGATTCTTTAAATCAGCAGACAAATTATCTTGTTGAACTTCTACAAAAAGAAGTAGAACCAAACGATTTAGTAGATAATGAATGAAATATCAATAAGGGTTGTAGGCATCCCTGCTGCTCAAGGGTCTAAAACATTAACACGTTATGGAGCGATGATTGAATCATCAAAGAAGGTTAAACCTTGGAGGACAGATGTAAAGGAAGCGTCATTGAATTGTTATACAAGTGGTGCTTTGAATATGCCAGTAAAGGTTGATATCGAGTTTGTATTTCCCAGACCTAAATCACATTTTGGTACTGGGAAGAACAAGGATGTATTGAAGGCATCTGCTCCTAAATACTGCACAAGTAGAGGTAATGGAGATATCGATAAGCTTTGTCGCAGTACTTTGGATGGATTGTCTGTAAGTGCAGGAGGAAGTGTACTGGAGGATGATTGCCTTGCTGTTGAACTGTGTGCAAGAAAAAGATATGTAAAAAAAGATGAACTGCCAGGAGCATATATTGCAATCTCCTCCATTAACCTTTAGTATACGTATACTAATTATTATTAATTAAACATGACTGACTCTGAAAACCAACCACAATCAATTTCTATACCTAATCTAGGTGGTCTGATAACAAAAGACGATATTTACTATAAAGGAAAAGTTCCTTATTGTTCTTGGGCTAAAACTGCACAAAGAATAAGAGAAAACGCACCTAATTGGTTCTTCGCATTAGAGCCAAATCCCGAAGGAGGTTTTATTTGGAAAGCACCAGATAATACAGGTTACATACTTGGTTACTTTCAAAACGTAGTTACAGGTATTAAGTTACCTCTTTATCACTATGCAATAACAAAAGGATTTAATTCAACAATTCCTTTTGACGATATATCGTCTAATGATCTTCAAAAGGCTCATAGAAGGTGTTTATGTGCCTGTGCTTGTTATAGTTTTGGAGATGCTTTTGAACTTTGGGCAGGTTTAGAAATTGAAGATGCAAAGAAAGAAGAAGCCTTGCCAGAAAAAGAAGATCGTATTAAAAGAACCCCAGACAAGCCTAAAGATAAAGGAGAACCTATTGAATCTATTAAAGACAAGGACTATGGTAAACCTATCTCAGATACTGCCAGACAAACTGTCATAGATAAGATGACTGCCTTATTCAAAAAACATCCTGACAAAAAAGATGCTCTCATAGATAAATTTAAAAAACAGTATGGCATTACAACTAAACAATTAAGTCATGCTGACATAAGAACTGCCGAACAAGGACAGTTCCTTACAATTGCTATAAATGAAATTGATTCAACTCTATGACCTCAGACGAAGCAGAATTTGCAGGACAACAAGTTCGCAATCAACTTCAGGAACGCAAGCTAGATCGCCATAAAGATTACAACAGAAACATCTTTACTGTTCGCACTGATGATGCACTAGCAAAAAAGATAAGGACTTATTGTAATGACAATAAGATCAATCCAAATTATTTCATCAAAACTGTTTTACAAAATTATCTTACAAATGCCTGATTTTAACGATTTCAACCCAGCACTTCCTATACCTATTAAATGGTCTATAGGACCAAATAGATTTAATCAAGAGGAAGAGCAGTTAAGTTTTACAATCCCAGTAGAATCAATCACACATCTTATTGATCATTTACAGAATTTAGTCAACACAAAAACACAGGAAGGCACTGTATATGACCCTAGGAAAAAAGATCAGAACAAGGGGAAAGTAAAAGCAAAAGTTGTTTACTTGAACAGCAAAGTAATGACAGGAGAATACGGTACTTATGGTCTAATTAATCCTCAAAAGATAGAAAACGCACCTAATACACAGGGCTTGTTTTAATTGATTTTTGGTGTACGCTATTGGCTTGCACCTTTTTTTTTATGAAAAGAAAAGAAACTCCCTCTTATAACAAACTTGAGAAGTTAAAAGAAATTAGGAGAAAAGGACTACTTAAGTTATTACTCGATGTTGAGCTTCGTGGTGTAGAACATAGAGTTCACATTACTAGCGATTCAAGAGCAGACCTAACAGTACATGATGGGGATTGGGTCACTGACCATATCAGGACTGCTATTGTCAAACATAACTATGAAATAAATAAAATACCAAAGTTACAAGTAAAAGACTTCACAATTAAAGAAATTAAAGAGTATGAAAGCTCAATCGAATAAAAAAATCGTAGGACAAAAGTTTAAACTGGATCAGGTTGTCAAACGTAATGCTACTGTTGGTTATTCTGCAAGTAAATATGCACAATTTACTGGCAAGATTAAAGAAGCTTTTACTAGAAAAAATAAATTAGGTGTGCCTCAGTATTATTACAAAGTCTTTTGGGAGGATGGAAGATCATCTGAACACGCTCAACATAGTTTGAAGTCTGTCTCGTAAAGTTTTTTTAGTCTTATATTTTTTCTTCCTTAGTTTTTCTTTTTTCATTTCTCTCATCACATTAAGAGCCTCTAATTCTGCTAATCGTCCCAACATACCTGCCAAGAAAACGTCTTGCTTCATCTGGTATCTAATAAGATGTATGCAATATTTTTTTACATCATCGAAGTCATTACTATTCATAACTTCTCTACATCTCATTTCAACAGAAAGTTCTAATTCTGGTGGTGGGGTTTCAAGTTTTATATTGAAAAAATCATCGTCTGTCATTTGACTGGAAATAATTTTTCTTCAATCATCTTGACGATTGCATCATCTATATCATTATCTGATTTAGAAACTAAATCCTTTAAAAGAGATAAGGCAGCCTTGCGTAAGGATTCAGATTTACCAAACCTGATAAATAATCCAATTAGAAACTTAGACATAATTTTTGTGTTACTTTCCAAACATATCAAAATTTGCTAGTTTTGACATGACTACCTATACTTAGCCTTCAAACGCTATCTCCTCACACACTTTAGGTAGTTGCCTTTTACACATGGAAGAACCAGAAGAAAAAGAAGGTAATCGTATTGAGACTGCGGTTAAAATTGCAGTTTTAATCTGGTCAGCAGGTATGCTCACAGCATCCTACATAGAACCTCCCAACGGAAAGAAGTTAGTTGACTTCGATCCAACCTTCATCGCTTCGATTTTTTCGGGATCTCTTGCTTCTTTCGGATTGCAGGTAGGTAAAAAGAAAAACAATAACAACAATAATGCTCCTAAAATAGTGGACAACAAAGACACCAAAGTAGGTATCAGCAACACATGATTAAAAAACTTCTACCATTTTTGTTTCTCATCACACCATCTGCTTCATACGGAGACATTCAGCAGAAATTCGTAACATCAGCCCAAATTTCAGTTGATATGCCATTTGTAACTACTCAGAAATTGGGGACTACATACAGTCTTAGCGGATCAAATATCACTCCAAGTGTGACATCTGGGGGATCAACCACCTCTAATGCCATCGGAGGATTGAATGTTGGATCGTTGACCGCAGGTGTGCCAGCTTTAATTCAAACTGATAAGGCAGTTACCACCGCAGGTTCAGCTTTTTCATTGACTGAATCAGTAACTATGGGTGACGCAACACCATCAGCAGTTACTCCATCATCAGGTATAGCCGCACTACCTCATCTATCGGGAGCTACAACCATAGGTTCTGGAGGAACATTAGGTAGTGGAGCAATGACTTCTTTATCATCAGGAGTGCATACCTGTAGCGGTGCTTTTGGGTCAGGTTCTAGTTGTATCGGATCTACTACTGTCCAAATCACCATTGACTAAATGGTTTTTGCTAATAATAATATTAATACCAGCAAGAATCCTTGCAAATCCTGTTGTGCCTACCTTCCGAACTGGTAGTCAGACAACAAACTCTACCTCACAAAGTGTTATTAATGAAACGATCACAAGCCATCAATACAGGACAGGTTATACATATTCAGCTAGTGGAAATAATATAAAAAGTAATGACACGAATGGTTATATCAATCCAACACCACAATCAGACGCAACTCAAACAATTAATAACGTCAACTTCTCATTTACCAGCCCTACTTTGGAGACTGTTCCTAGATGGCAGATAGTAACAGAAGGATCTCCATTTTCTCTACAAGAGACAATAATTTCTCCAGGGTTAGACACGATAACAACTATAAATCGCACCATAAATACAACAACAACCGTAACCGTAGAAGCTACCTTTGGGCAATAGCTTTAATCCTTTGTCCTGCAAGGGTTTTGGCTAATACAACAGTTGCAAGTCCTAGCTCTAATGCACAGGGTACAGTTAATAATAATGCGACTATGATTGCCCCACAAAGTACTCCACAGTTTCGTATGTCTCAAGGTATTGTTTGTAGTTCTCCAAGTCTTACGATTACTCCTTATGTGACAGATGCGTGGTCATTTAATCGACCCATAGAATACGTTACCAGACAGAATATTTATGATGAAGATACTGGTGAAGTTAAGTATGTGCAGGAGACACCAAGATTTGAAAAAGATAATTATAACTTGAACTATGGGATCTCAGCACAGATCAGTATTCCGTTAGGTAAAGCACCTGAGCTATGTTTAAAAGCAACAGAAGTAAATATAAAAAATCAAGAATTACTATTCCAAAAACAGAAACTTGAAATTGCACTCTTTAGACTTCGGGTATGTGGGGAGCAGGCAAAACTAGGTGTAACCTTCACTGGAAAATACGCAGAGATTTGTGAAGGGATAAAAGTAACAGTACCACCAAATCAAGTTATACCACATACGCACGAATTAAAGACAAAAAAATAAGCATCGGTCTTGGGCTCACATCCACCCTCTCAGGTGGGGGCTGTCAAGTATGCAATGCTTATTTAAAAGCATCGGTCCTGGGCTCACTTTAAACTACCCTTTCGAGTAGGGGCTGTCAGGTTGCGATGCTTGTATTAATTATTATACCTTATCTTTTTTCTTTGTCAGTTTTTTAACGATTTGCTTTACAAGTGGTTTGACCGCATTAAGTAATAGTGGAGTACTGGCAGCAACCAAGCCAATAACAGCAGTAGATACAATAGTAGAAACTTCTGGAATGTACTGATCTTTGAAGGGAACGTCTTCATAAATCGTGGTGCATATAGTTCCATCTTCGCTTCTTTCATGCCCTACGACACGTTCCAAACGCTTTTCGTTACGAAAGTCGCCTACTCTTTGATCTGTTCTTCCAGGGCAGTCTACAAAAACTTCTTCTTTTTTATCTTTTGGTATTTCTGGCTGCGGTGGTTTACCTTTAGGTAATTCTTGTTGTTCTTCTGCTGGTAATGCTGTCTCTGTAATTATCAGTTGATCTGCCTGATAATTCATCGGTATAAAAGACGGATATGGACAACTACTTGTCACTCCATTGGGATCTTCTACTAATAAATTTCTATTGCCAGTATTTTTAACATCTCTATGAAAGTATTTACAACCTATAGTCTCTACATTTAATGGTTCATATCCAGGTAATGATACTTGTGGAACGTAAACTTGCGGTATTAATATTTCTGGTATATGTATCTCAGGTATATCAATCGTAGGCATATTTAGGCATTAAAACCTCTACGTCAGAATGACATTTAGGACAGGATAAATTAGTCATCATTGAATACTCTTCTTGCAGATGCGGTAAACAATCGTCACCAATGCTTTGATCTCCACCCCAGATTAATTCTGTATTACAGTGCCAGCAGTTCATTTGTTAAATGGTATAGATTTTCCTGTTGTACTAGGTAACGCTCCATCTAATACTTTTGGCATCATCCCTGATACCTTATCCATTACCTTATCCATCATCATCTTTTCAAACTGTGGGCTGGTTATGTAACGATATCCAGCATACGCTCCACCTAAAGTTGAAATGCTGATTACAAAAGATACGATGGATAATATAGAAGAAATTTTATTTAACATGAGAGAAGCCTTTGCTAAAGCATTAGTACCTGTCACTATTATAACTTTCTGCTCTATTTGTGCATTAGCTCCCCTTTATATCACGTTATCTATGATGACAAGAACATCGTCTCAATTTAAAGCTGGATCTTAGTTCCAATTTTTGTTCCATAGCTATTTGAGTCATCAAATACACCACTTAATTCACCATAAACAGATACTCTGTCATTTATACTGACGCTACCACCTGTTTTTGCACTGATGTTTGTTTCAGAATCTTGTCCATCTACAGACTGAAATAATCCACCACCTTGAATGTACCAAGAAGCATTGTCATTACCACCTTCGTACCCAATATGGAGATCAGTATTATTAGACTGATAATCTGTTTTTAAAAAACTTGCATTGTTCTCTACGTTTACATAGAAACCAGCAAATGCAGGTGTTGATAGTGCTGAAGCAGCAGCTATTGTTAGTACTTTTTTGAGCATTTTTAAAAAGAATAAAGCTCAATAATAATCGTTTTTATATTAATTTCAATATTTACTGGCCAGTTATCACTATGACCAAGGAACACCAGTTGATGTTGTAGGTGTTTTAGATTTTGTTATCTGTGCAGCAATAGATGTTTCTATACTTGTCACTTCATCAGCACCAAGAGCAGCCTTAGCCCAAGCTACAGCATTATCTTTTGTTATATCTGCATAAGCAGTAAACGATCCACTGTCCGCTCCAGCAAGTCCTACAGAACCATAAGAAGAACCAGTATGATCTCCATCTGCATCACTGGCAGTCCAATGAACAGTAGTTACGACATCAGATAAACTTCCGACAGTTTTTGTTGCATCTAAAGCAACGACATCCCATGTAACAGCCATAATAATTTTTAAATACTTTGATTATATATTAAGTGTTTTCCTCTTCAGAAACACCATCAACTTTTTTAAGACCTTCAACCAGTTTTTGATTGCCAATAATTTTTGTTGTCAGTTGATTTAACTGTTGTTGTTTTGCCTGTATATCAGATTGAATCTGCTGTGCCTGTTGTATATCAGAATCAAGAATAGATTTTGTTTCCTCGTAAAGTTCTTGTGGGGTCATAAAAATTTAATATGTAAACGTATTATACTAAGCAGCTTCAAGAGCTTCAACCTTACTTATAAGTTCTTGTACAGCAGCTACAAGTAAAGGTACAAGTTTACTTTGATCTATTTGCTGATAAACAGGATTATTGTCAGCATCTACTTGATCTTTTGTTCCTACTATAGCCTCTGGCACTGCTGTTACTTCATGAGCTAAAAATCCATCAACTACAGTGTTTGACTCATCTGCAATCCAGTTAAATCTTTTTGGTAATAATGTTTTTAATCTTGTTATTCCACCAGTTAATGAAACTACGTTTTCTTTTAAACGATAGTCAGAAGAAGTGTTGTAGTTAACACCAGCTCCACTTGTTTTTGTAATAGTTCCATTTATAGGTGAACCTGTACCTCTATTAAAGGTAAGATATATACAACCAGTAGCATTACTTTGGTTAACAATTTCAACTGCTGGTGTAGTGCCACTATCCATAAAAAAGAAACCTGCGGTATCTGAACTACCATAAACTTCTAGTTTTCTTCCCCCTTGATTTGATCCACTATTACCAACTACTAAAGTACCATCGAACAACAAAGCCATTTGTGTACCCAAAGTACTTGGTATGCCTGTTTTAAAATACATTGAACAAGAACCAGTGGTAGTGTTATGTAATTCTGACCTGATAATGCTACCTACTCCAGCATCAGTACTATCTTTTGATTCAAATTCAATTTGACCAATAAGCGTTCCATTTGGAATACTTGTACCACCAGCATTTGTTAGACGCATTATTGCACCAGTAGTACTTGGATCAGATAGATGAAATAGTCTTTCTGGAGTTGTACCTATACCAACATTCCCAGACGAATCTATACGCATACGTTCTGATACAGCAGACACATCACCAGTGAAAAATCCTAAGTGTTGAGCAGCACTTGATCCTGCATCAACTGCATATAAACCAGAAAAACCTTCACCAAAAGATATTCCATTTATAATATGTCCAGTAGTGTTAGATGCATTGTCGTCAGGTCGCACAAATACACCTAATTGTTTACAGGTAGTGGTTGTAAGAGTACTAGAGTTAACGGCTGGTGTTATAATATGTAGTTTTGAATCAGCACTTGTTGTCCCAATTGCAATATTCCCAGACGAATCTATACGCATACGTTCTGTTGAACCATTAGCACCATCAGCAGTGGTCATAAACAGTAAACGGCCTGGCATATCATCAACTCCAGGTGTGCCATCACATTCTGCTCTTATTGATGCTGCTTGAGAACCTGTATCATTACCATCACTACCAAAAAATGAAATTGTTCCTAATCTGTCATTTTGCTGTACAATTGTTGCTCCTCCGATCGAAGTAGCTCTAGTTTTACCTAAACTTATAGTTGCATCAAATTCATTGGCACTGTTTCGTTTTACAGTTAGATTAGCTGCTGCTGTAGTTTCGATATTTACTTGAGCAAGTATTCCTGCTAATTGACTACTACCACTATGTCCAAGAAGTAATTGACCCGTATTATCAAGCCTCATGCGCTCATTTGCGCCTGTATTAAATGACATAGAGTCACTGCTATGGTCATAAGACACTCTTCCTATACTTCCATTTGCAACATCACCAAAATATATATTTCCTACGCCATCATTAGGAGTTTGTATTGTCATTCCACAATTACCAGTATTTTCAATAATAAATTCATCTGCATTACTGCTAACAGCAGTTGCTCCACTATCAGCAGTTCTTATATGAAATTTGCCAAATGGAGAACTTTGATTAACACCAATCCGATTAGTACCCGCATTAACATAAAATAAATTTGGCTCTGTATCACCTTCAATTCTAAAATCTACATCAGCACCATCTTCATTAAATATTGTTGTAGTTCCTAGCTCCATTCTTTCAACACCACCAGTAGCAAAATTTATAGTATCAGCAGCAGAACTAAAAATACCTGTGTTTGTATCGTCATCAAAAAATAATGATGGTGATGAAGCACTGCCATCTGGTAAAGGTAAAGTTCCATCAAATTTTCTTAAATTTACAAAAGCGTTATTTGCAGCGTTTCTTAGCTGCAGCATTGAATCTGTTGTATTTGCAAAACTTTGAAGGGCGTAAGTTGTTGAGGGTGCGGAAGATCCAGAATTATTACTTGAAATTGCTAATAAAGCATTATTTATATCAGCCCTTACGTTTGCTCCTGTGGAGTTATCTATAACATAATCGTGTTGTGCCATTTCCTAATCCAAAATTTTCTCTAAGTATATCTTAAACTAACTCTAACTACCACGCCCAAAGCCTGTAGCAGCATATTTGAAATTCCTATTAACAAAAGTCTCATTATTTAAAGTATCTCTATTTTTTACATTAATTGTAAAGCCTGTTCCAGAAATACTAGACAAAGTAAAAAAGTCCCCAGCTTGTGCATTTTCAATCGTAATTCCAATATTAGGCAAGAAAGCAGAAGTAGATCCACCAAGTTCAGACGTACCAGTAAAGAAAGCGTGTTGGAACGTAACTGCCTTACTACCAGTACCAGAAGCTATAACAGTATTCACAGTTTCAGTTCTACTATTAAGCTGTGCTGTATAACCCAACTGATCTATTTCTATACTTTGTGCAGGATCATCTGAATCCATTTCACATCTAAATCTAAATCCTCTGGCAATAAACGTACCATTGGCAAAAGTATTAAATTTACTGAATCCAGCACCGATATTACAATTACTGCTTGATATTGTTGCACTGGATGATGCAGTCACAGTGAAAGTACTTGTACTTGGAACTGTCTGTATTTCAAAATATCCATCAGTAGCACCACCACTTGTAAAATCAATATCTATAAACTGACCAACAGATAGACCATGACTAGATTTTGTCACTGTAATCGTTGTTCCTGACTGCGTATATGTAGAAGCAATAGAACTATCTGGATCACTGTCTGTTGTTGCAACCAATAGTTTTGCATTTACATCAAAGGCAGTCGCACCATCAAAGTCTGTCCATGTATCAATATTTGCTGTCCTTTTATCTATCAGATCATTTGGATAAAAACCCTGTGTTACAAAATGCCTTGTAAGTCTTAATGGTTGCTTACTTCCAAGATCCAATTTAGAAGCAAAATCATAATGACCACCTGTAATGTCAACAGCACCTAGAAAATCTACATCAGCTATAGCATCAAAATCTGTTACATCATCTAAGGTTTCTAACGATCCAAGAACAAGCCCATTTACTTCATCACTGAAGAAACAATCTACCTTTGAACCTCCAAAAGGAGGAGAATCTGTATCTTCTCTATCTGCTAATACGAGTAATTTAGGTACAGGATCAGGGGTTGTGACAACAATAGAAGTTTCACCAG